GTCAATTAATGGCTGAACGCCTCTAAGTCAGAAATTGATCTGACAGTTAATGGTATGGTATGTCAGGTTTTGGATTCTAAAAGAATTATAGCCTACATAAACTTGTTCTCCAAAGAACAAAAGTGGCCTTCCGTTGTAGTATATATCTTCTGGTTATCCAGCGGGCTATGTGCTGCATGGTTTGCCACACAACTTGGTGTCGATCTTTACAAAGAATGTGTGGGTCAAATCCCTCGCATCTGAGTAAGGAGGTTCCTCCTTCTGCGCCCATTTGGACGTAGCGTAGACTAAATAGGTACACTGATCCGCCCCATTCGCTTGGGGGACCAGTAAGCGTGTGCTCACACCTCACGCCCTGGGGAGAAACCGCCTATGACCTTGCGCTACGGCAGGTCAAGTGGAGGTCGCGTCCCAGAGGGAGATAGGAATGAACATACTGTGTTCAGTCTATTGGCAGAACTACCAATAGATCCGAAATGAGGGGATAGTAGGGTTAGCACAGAGTGCTGAGAGAGGTAATCCCAAAGAGCTACAATCGCGCTTAGAACACGCGACCATGCTCGAGGTTCTCTCCAACAGTTTATGGTGAACCCTAACTGTGTATACCAGATCGTCTCACAACCGGACTTTAGGTGGGCGTTGGCCGAATAAGCCTTAACCCGGGGTGATCCGATGGCTGGTCCTCTTCGGAGGATGTCAGATTAGATCGGCCGGCTCGGGGCAGCCTCAACCTTTTGAAAGGTTAGATGATCATAACCCTATGACACCCTCGGGGTCAAACTAGGGGAACGTAGATTAGCCACTTGAAGCCTGATTGGTTTCACTCACCAAAGCCTTCCAAGGCTGGCTGCGGCCCCCGAAAGGGGAAACCGAAGTCCAAGAGTGCATTTTGAATATTAACAGTGACAAACTTCTTAATCAAGCGAACGCTTGGTCGAGCGGTAAGTCGACTGCTAAGCTCTTATGCTTCTCTTGGTGCCATGCTCAAGGTAAAACTTGGGCGTCCAGCGGTGCAACATGTCCTAGGATGTGTTGCGCTTCTGGGACGGAGAGTTAACCTTTCAGTGGTTAAGGTGGTTATCACTACGTTGAAAACCTACCATATGTTGTATAGAACGTCGGGAATGAAATTCCTGGTTATCTATTTAAAAGCATGTTCTTCGATGCTTCAACAATATGTAGGTGGACAACGACTATACGATCTGACGCCCTTTGGGGCCCGGGTCGGTCGAACGCATAGTGGGTGCCCTTCTATTATTCCCGCTCTTCATCGAGCCCGACTCCGTAGCGGATGTACCTGGACGATCCGGTTCTGGGCAACTCTATTCGGCTTATACCGAGTTTTAGAGTTTCCTGGGAAGGTGAAGATAGGTACAATTACTGCGGAATCTGGTATGGATCCCTCTTTAGGTTATGAATTTAGTCAATTCGTAATCAACCATTTTATCAAAGTGTTGAAAACTAAGTTCCAAAAGGAAGGAACAGTGACTGATGCACTTTGGTCAAGTGAGGGTGAGGGTCCATTGGAGTACATGAAGAGTCTTCGAGCCAAGCCATTCGTAATTTCGAAGTCTGGGCCTGCGGTGCAAGGGTACAATGCTCCCGTAGGGGCGCAAAGTACCTCTCCTGCATCGATCCTAAGTTCAGCATACACGTGGTTACACAGTCCTCTTTATCCACTCTTACAAGGGTGGTGTCGGATGACTGGTAATACGTGGGTGTTGAACCGGATTGAGTCCTGGGCCAAAGAGTTGTGGGTGTGGGAGGATTCCCTTCCACTCTCGTCGGGCGGGCCCCGGTGTCCGTTCGAAGCAACAAATTGGCTTGGGAAGCTCGGGTTCAAACCAGAGCCGGCTGGCAAGGTTCGAGTATTTGCGATGGTGGACCCTTGGACACAGTGGATCATGAATGCCCTTCATAAGGGTATTTTTGGTCTACTGGAGCAGATTCCACAGGATGGGACATTCGATCAGGAACGGCCAATAAGGAACTTGAGGGCATGGCAAGAGGCGAATCGCTCTCCGAGCGGTCGTCTCCCACCTGTGTTCTCATTTGACTTAAGTGCCGCCACCGATCGGATACCATTGATCTTGCAAAAGATCCTCTTAAGCCCCTTCTTAACTAGTTGGGGTGCGGAGCTGTGGGGTTGCCTCATGGTTGGTCGTAAGTATCATTGCCCTAAGAGGATATCCTTCGGTAAAGGTCAGCCTAAACAGCTGGTCTCGGAGGAAGGATTCGTAAGGTATGCTACTGGACAACCCATGGGAGCTCTGTCCTCGTGGGCCATGCTCGCATTCATCCATCATGCGTTTGTTCAATGGTCCGCCCTTAGGGCGGGCGTGATAACCCTCGGTAAGGGTTGGTACGAGGGCTACGCCATCTTGGGAGATGACGTAGTTATAGCGCGATCCTCTGTAGCTAAGTACTACTTGGCATTGATGCAACGGGCCGATGTGGGGATCGGGGACCACAAATCCTTGGTTTCTCGCAACGGTTCGACCTTCGAATTTGCGAAACGGACATTCCTTAATGGAGTGAACGTTTCAATGGTTCCTTTCGCCGAATTCGTTGTGGGCCGGCAATCTCTAGCCGGCCTGCTCGAATTGATTCGCAAGTACTCATTATCTTTAGGACAGACTTTGTCTGTCCTGGGATATGGGTATCGAGCGAAGGCGAATGCGTCGAAACGGTTGTTTTCAATGCCTAAGCGGTTACGGAACTACATAGTTTCGTTCTACGGTCCCTCTGGGCCGGTCTATGCGGGCCTTAAAGGATGGTTACCGATGAAATCGGCGACTTCCCTTTATGGTACTGCGATGGATCGGGTTTCCGGTCTCGTTGCACGGTTCTTCGAGGCAGAGGTTAAACTCTGTCTTGAGGTCCTTGACTCTTGGCAACCGCTAATTACGGAGGCTAAGAGGCTAGGAACAGTGTACCGAGATCGGGAACACTATGGCACGGTATCCCGGTCCGCTGAACGATCACCTTCTCATCCAGGTATCGAAGTTTCGACACCTTTCGAGGTGGTTGATTCGTTGAACGAGACGGTGTACCGGGAGGCGTTCTTGGATACGGTCATAGCCTACAGGGACCTTCGTACTAAACTCGAGGAACTTCAAGTTTCATCTCTTGACTGGGATGGGCTTGAGGCCCTTTGGTCGGAAATTCGAGAGATCGAGACCGATCTTGGGGCGTTACCAGTGCCTAAGAACATACAGACCCGATCGGGAGATAGCGCAAGCCGTCTCTCGAGAGAGTCTAAGGTTCTGAAGCGTTGGTATCGACACTCGGGGACCTTTAGAGCCACTGTTGACCCAGCTGGGGGTAAAGGGGGACGGACCGACTAAGGAGTAATTACCTGATGTCGGTGCTGGTTCGTGGGGACTCTGTGTCTGCTCTCTATCTAGAGATCGGCCCTGAAGCGTGCTATTAGATGAAGGACTTAAGAGTCCACTCTTAGTACGTGAAGTAGGATAACCAAATCGCCTCGGTATTCGTATCGAGGAAGAGACGCCGAATCGGATGTATCCGAATAGCTCAGACACATAGTCAACGCGACCAGTAGGTCGTACGTTGAGATCGGCCCTGAAGCACCAGTTGGGAACAGGAACTGAAATAGGTCACCTACCCCACTGGCTGTGAAGCAGGATAACCAATTCGCTCCCGTAATTGGGAGAAGAGACGCCGAACCGGTAATTACCGGATACGACTTCCTTCCTTCGGTACCTTGGGGGATCCGAACCGTTTCGGGTCTTGAGGTCAAGCGGGGCGACGCGGGTAACCGCTAAACCCTTAGGTTTAGAATTCCTCTTGGAGAGGAGGAGTTCTTCTCTGATAGTGCTTGATCGAATATCCTATCGCTAGGATACCCAATCTAACCCAGTGGTTTCTCCGTCAAACTAAGAAGAGGGGTTAACAACCCTCTCCACTTAGTCAACATTTTCGAAACGCATCTGAGCGTAGCACGGGTCAGAGAAAACCTATGGGAGGTCCTTGTCATGGCAAGGGTCTCCTGTAGGGGGGG